TGACAGCTTTGTTTGGAAACGCAAAGGGCAATCCAAAGAAGGCAGGAGAGATAGCGGGATATTCAGAGCATTCCTATCCGAAAGTGATACGGGCGTTAAAGGATGAAATCATTCAACGGGCGGAGGAAGTGATGGCTTCCTATTCTCCAAAGGCGACAATGGGATTGGTTAACGCACTGGATGAGGACGGGAGTACACCCAATGCAAGTATTCGAGTGGAAGCTGCAAAACAAATATTGGATAGAGTAGGTTTAACGAAAAAAGAAAAGGTGGATATAAATGTCAAATCAGTTTCAGGAATCTTTATTCTCCCGCCCAAAGATGGAGAACGAGCAGAAAATTCTACGTAAAAGAGTTGCTCGTGTCATACCATTTGGATACAAGGAATCGGAAAAAGAAAATTATTTAGAACCTATTCAAGAGGAAATTGATGCTCTTGAACAGGCACGAAAATACATAAAAGGCTCATCCTATCGAGAAGTTGCCGATTGGATTTTTAGAAAGACAGGCAGAAGACTGACGGGAATGGGCTTGAGAAAAGTTTTAAACAGACAATGGTAGAGGATATTGCCCCACCAAAATTAAAGAAAGTTGGCAGGAAAAGAGTAGCATCTATTCCTTCAAAGACTCTGACATTAAAGGAAAAATATACCAAGGCAAAGCGTTCAGCAAGACAGATATTAAAATCTGAAAATAGAAAAGTAGAAAAGGCTAGGGAAAAATACACCCTAGCTCAACGAAAAGCAAAAACAAAAAAAGAAAATTTAAAGAACATAGAAAATGCCCTTTCAGGCAAAGAATCACAGATTGTAGAAGAAGATAAGCTTGAACAGCTACCTCCGACAATACAGGATGTTGTAGCGGAAAAAGAAATTATCTTCAAGCCTAACGAAGGCCCTCAAACTGAATTTCTGGCAGCAAGTGAACAAGAAGTTTTTTATGGCGGTGCGAGGGGTGGTGGAAAATCATACGCTATGTTGGTTGACCCGCTTCGATACTGTCATAAAACCCATCATCGTGCATTACTCCTCAGACGTTCGATGCCAGAATTAAGGGATTTAATTTCCCACTCTCAACGACTTTATACCCGTGCATTTCCCGGTGCAAAGTGGAGAGAGCAGGAAAAAGAATGGAGGTTTACTTCCGGGGCGAGAATTGAATTTGGTTATGCGGAAAATCTAACGGATGTTTTGCGTTATCAAGGACAATCCTACACGTGGATAGGTATTGATGAACTGCCACAATATCCTACTCCAGAAATTTACAACTTTTTACGTTCCTCCCTAAGAAGTGTAGACCCAGAGATACCTGTGTATATGAGAGCAACAGGAAATCCGGGGAATATTGGCTCAACGTGGGTTAGAGAAATGTTTGTCGAACCTGCTGAATCCAATACGCCCTTTACACTTGAAATTGAAACACCTATTGGTGTTAAAAAAATAACAAGACGGTTCATTCCCGCTAAACTGCAGGATAATCCCTATCTAATGCAAACGGATGACTATATGATTATGCTGTCATCCTTGCCGGAAGTACAAAGAAAACAATTTTTGGAAGGAGATTGGGATGCGTTTGAAGGCTCTGCCTTTCCAGAGTTTAACAGGAATGTACACGTTATCGAACCTTTTGAAATACCTCATAATTGGGTTAAGTTTCGTACTTGTGATTGGGGGTATGCTAGTGCTGCTTGTTGTCTATGGATTGCTATTGATTTTGAAAACTATCTGTATGTCTATAGGGAACTGTATACACAAAAGGTTACAGCCGATTTATTTGCACAAAAAGTTTTAGAACTTGAACACGGAGAACATATAAGATATGGTGTCCTTGATTCATCCACGTGGGCAAAGCGTGGAGATGCAGGGCCGAGCATAGCCGAGACAATGATTCGAGAAGGATGCAGTTGGAGACCATCAGACAGGTCACCACGCAGTCGAATAAGCGGTAAGCTTGAACTTCATAAAAGATTATATGTAGACCCGGACATAAATTATCCCGGAATATTCTTTTTTCCAAATTGCATAAATACAGTAAGAACACTTCCTTTACTACCAACTGACAAGAATAATCCAGAGGATGTGGATACGAATGCGGAAGACCACGCTTATGATGCACTGCGTTACGGGTGTATGAGCAGACCACTTCATCCCCATTCATTACAAACTCATTGGAATAGACCTAAAGATGTGGAATTTAAACCTGCTGACAAAGTTTTTGGATACTAAAGGAGATCATATGGTAAAGATACAAGTACCTGAATCCATAAAGGTTGGATACAGGGATTACAAACTGGAGGAATGGAAGCAGACTGTTGCAACGGCAAATGAAGCCCAAGGGCAGTTTTTTCAGAAGGAAGGAATCATCGGCTATGTGGCTGATGAAAAGGGAGTTTCCCACGCCAATACAATATTGCACGAAGTTTTACACTCAATAATATATCAATGGCATATTGATTTGGAAGAGAAAGAAGAAGAAAAATTAGTTAATGGAATAGCTAATGGTTTAACAACAGTGTTTGTAGATAATCCAGAATTAATGGATTACCTAAAAACTAAAATTAAGGAGGGCTAAAATGCCACAACCAGTAATGACCAAATACAAACAGGGTGATCTTGGTAAGCCCTATTCTAAGAAAAAAGACAAGATGAAAAATCTTAACCTATCAGCACACGGTGGAGAAGCTGATGTAGATGTTGCCACTAAGGATTATCCAAGCAAACCGAATAGTCACGTCCAGTCTTCTTTTTGGGCTAAAGCCAATCAAAAGGATTATTAATATGCCACTAAAACCTAAAACACCTATGGAAAAATACAGGGCTGGACTACCTTTAACTCCATCTGAAGAGAGAACAGTTCAAAGAATACTGGAACGAAATAGATTAAAAAAAATAAACATAGGAAGGAAACGTAGTCGAGGGGCTGCAGGAATGACTTTAGGTGAAATGAAACCTAAGAGAAAATTAGCGAAAGTAGCACCTAAGAAATTACCAAAACCAACACGTAAATATGGAATACCAATATACCTTCAAAAATTACTTCAAGAATTAAAAGTTAAATCAAAAAAAAGGTCAATATCAAAACGAAAACGTAAACATTAACAGGAGGAAACAATGCCACAACCAATTACGAAAAAATATACGCAAGGTGAAATGGGTGCTGCTTATCCAAAGGGTTCTAATGAAAAATTAGACTCAAGCATTACGAAAACATACTCTCAAGGAGAATTTTCTGGTGCGGGTGGAAAATCAGCAAACGCAAAACCTGCGTCTTGGTCAAAAGCAAAGATTACGCAAGGCTCACATAACAGCTAAGTAAATGCAACAAAAACCAACAGATGAAATTCTATCTCTGGGAGATAAGGATGAAAAAACCGTACAGGAAGATTTATTAGTTGGAATTATCAAGGGGAAGCTGTCAGCTTCCGAGGATGCACGATACTTTGATGAACAGCGTTGGCTGAAAGCTTATAGAAATTACCGTGGATTGTATGGTAATGATATGGCTTTTACCGAATCGGAAAAGTCACGTGTATTTGTAAAGGTAACAAAGACTAAAGTTCTTGCTGCTTACGGGCAGATTATTGATGTACTGTTTTCTTCTGGAAAATTTCCCATTGGAATTGATCCGACACCACTTCCAGATGGCGTATCGGAATACGCCCATATTAACAAGACACAGGAAGAAGGACAGGTCAATGAACCGGAAAATCCTTATGGGTTTTCGGGAGATGGAAAAGAGTTACCGGCAGGGGCGACCTATGATGACATCCTAGGAGGCTTATCGGAAAAGTATAATGGGGAGGCACAGTTTACGGAAGGTGCTGCTCCAGACTTGAAGAAAATGACTCAAATAGAGCCTGCAAAAGAATCTGCTGAAAATATGAAGAAACTTATTCTTGACCAATTGGAAGAGAATAACGCAACAAAAGAAATACGGCATACACTTTTTGAGATGGCTCTTTTAGGAACAGGCGTTCTTAAGGGGCCTTTTACATTTGAAAAGGATATGCATCGTTGGACTAAAGACCCAGAGACAGGGGCATCAAGTTATACCCCGTCTAGAAAAGTTTGTCCAATGGTGGAGGCGGTCAGTTGTTGGGATTTATATCCAGACCCAGAATCAACAAAGATAGAAGATTGCAATTATATCATCCAACGTCATAAAATGAATGCAACGCAGTTGCGTGAATTAATTGACAGGCCATTTTTCAGACACGAAGAAATAATTAAATGCTTGGAAGAAGGGCCGAATTATACTCCGAAAGGATTTGAACACAGTCTTCAAGACAGGGAGAACGAAACAGAATTTAAAAAAGAACGATTTGAAGTTTTAGAATATTGGGGCAAGATGGATAAGAAACTTGCTGAAGAGTCAGGTTTGGAACTTGATGAACTAGATGATGAATTGGATGAATTACAAGTTAATGCTTGGGTGTGTGGACAATATGTCATTCGTTTAGTTATTAATCCGTTTACACCGAGTAGACTGCCATACTTAGTTGTTCCATATGAATTAAATCCTTATCAATTCTTTGGTGTGGGTGTTCCAGAAAATATGGAAGATGCACAGCAAGTTATGAATGGCCACGCAAGAATGGCTATCGATAACTTGGCTCTGGCAGGAAATCTTGTTTTTGATGTGGATGAAACGATGCTTGTACCGGGTCAAGACCTGAAGGTATTTCCGGGCAAGATATTCAGACGACAAAATGGACAGCCCGGTCAGTCCATTCACGGATTAAAGTTTCCAAACACGGCACAAGAAAATTTACAGATGTTTGATAAGTTTAGGCAATTAGCCGATGAATCGACAGGCATTCCATCGTACTCACACGGACAGACAGGCATACAATCAACAACACGTACGGCTGCGGGAATGTCAATGCTATTCGGTGCGGCAGCACTAAATATAAAAACAGTTATTAAGAACGTAGATGATTATTTGTTACGCCCGTTAGGTCATTCTCTATTTCAGTGGAATATGCAATTCAATGCGGACATTCCAGAGATTGTAGGAGACCTAGAAATAAGTGCAAAAGGCACACAATCATTAATGATGAAGGAAGTAAGGTCACAACGACTGATGACACTCCTTCAAGTTGGGGCGAATCCAACAATTGCACCGTTCATTAAGTACCACGCTGTACTTCGTGAAATTGCAAAAACATTGGACTTAGACCCAGATCAATTAATTAATGACCCAGAAAAAGCGGCAATTTATTCAGAAATAATAGGAGCAGCAAATGGAAATCAACAAGCTCAAGGCAATGGTCAGCAACCCCCTATGGGGGCAGGTGGAGGCGTACCTGCAGGAGCAAATCCGAACGACATCACAGGAACTGGAGGTGGCAACATCGGAGTTGGAGGTGTTCCGCAACCAAGGGAAAATGGCTTCGCTTCGCAAGTTGGCCCGACTCAAGGGGCAAATACTGGGCAATAAAAAGTAATGGCAACAGCAACAGCAACAGCAACGGCATTAGGACAGGCGGCAGGAACAGACACTAGGCATTCCGCTCAGAATGTTCGTTATAAAATGAAGTTCAATTCTTCAACAGGACAGTGGGAGCAGGAACAAATTATGACTCCTCTTGTTCAAACTATTTATCCGGGAATAAGAACGAAAGAAGGAAAGACAAAAGACATAAGTACAGGATTGGTTTCTCAACCATCTTTAGGAGTAGAACCAATTGGGGAGATAACTACACCAGAACCAGAAGTAACGCCAACACCCACTGTAACTGCAGGAGCGGGAGCAGGATTGGGTGGATATCAAGAAGCACAACAGCAATATCAACAACCAACCTCTTCTACTACTGGTGGCATACGATATGAAGAAACACAAACACGGGGGGTTTCTGAATCCCAATTAAATAGAATGAAATATAATGTTATGCCGGGTGGATTGAATTTACGTTCAGCATCACAGAATTTCAGTTTATCACAATCACACGGCTTGATAGATGATTTAGTTAATCCTACGCCACAGGAAGAAACAGAAAAAAAAGAATCAAAATTTAAATTGCCGGGAATGCTAGGTGTGGCAGCAAATATTGCAGGAACAATGATACAGCCTCGTTCTGAAAAACTTCAGATAACAAAAATGATTGAGTCTGGTTCTATTAGAGTTCGTGATGAAAAGACTGGTAATATACTTAGTAATGAAGAAGCAATACAAAGATTAACACAAGATGAAAATGGAAGAACAAAAATTCTTAAAGGACAGGATTTAATTAATTCTGGACTTAAGGTAGACCAAATAAAACATTTATCAGAAAATTACGCACAAAGTGCTGCCTTTATGAATTTTAAAGAAGATACAATAAATAACTTTTCAGCACCCAATGGAAATAAACTTATAACACTTAATCCTGTTAAGGGAATTTCTGGAACAAATCT